TGCCTAACATCACATTAAAGGAAATTAAAGAGGAATGGATTAAAAAATTAGATTGGATTGCTGGAATAATTTTAACAGTGGGAGATTTAGACGATGGAACAGTAAAAAGAAAAATGTTAATTGAAGAAGGTTGGCAATTTATAGAACAAGCCATAATCCAATCACAACAAGAAACAGCAAAAGCATATGGTGGTTGTGAGAAGTGCTTTGGAAAAGGTTACAGTACTGAGAGAGTAGGCAAAACTAGGGTAATGGCTGATTTTGTAGGAGATAAAACTTATATAAGTGAAAAGGAACATATTGTATATCACCCTTGTACTTGTGACAGAGGTAAACAGTTTGAAGAAGCTATACTCCAATCACAAAATAGTAAGGTGGAAGAGATAGAAAAGAGAATTGAAAGTTGCAAAATCCGTGATGATGTTAGAGATTATACCTGTGATAAAAATACTATAATTACCTGGATTTTAGATGTTGTACACCAACTTAAAGATAATAAGAAAGGTTAGCAGTTTGAAGATTGACATTGGTCAGGGAGTAACTAGTATCGCTACCTAATAAATACTATTAGCATTCGCTGTACTGATATAGCTCCCTGCCCATCGTCAGTTTTCAAATTAGATATAGAGAGTATGAAAAAGAAAATAACAGGTGCTTGTCTCAATTTACAATGTGCTATGCTTCAAAAGCATATAGGTAACTGTCCTTTGGTTGGAGAGGAATATCCTACATCTAAAAGTATAATAGGTACAAAGAAGTTTAAGAAGCTAGCCAAACAAGTAAACGAAGCAGTTGAAGAAGAAATAGATTATTTTCACAAACATGAGAAGAATGGATTAGAACCCCGTTTTCCAAGTGTATGGGGTAAAGAAAAATGAAAAAATTTAAAGACCCAGGTATCACTTACAAATGGATATATGAGGTACTAAGACGAAAAGTGAGGAAGGACTATGGAAAGCGTTGCAGAGAATATAATAATGGGTGTATTTTATGTAAACTGTATAGAATGTTAGATGTTTTACAAGAATGTGTAGAATTAGAAGAAGAACTGGAAGAATTAGAAAAATGAGTGACAACTCCTACATATTAGTGAAAGAACTAAAAAACAAACGATTCAAGGTTGTCCATTTGGATGCTGATACTAATTGTCAATTTGGGAGAGCTATTAAGGCTGGTGATTTAAGAGATGCAGTAGAAAAAGCTAATGATTTACAGAGAGAAGAAGAAACGGAATATGGTATCAGTTTTAGTTTAATTAAAAAATGAAAAATAAAATAACTATAATTACACCACCAGTAGCCAGTACAGATATAGATTTAGATTTAGTTAATTTGACTGAATATATAGTCAATAAACAATTAGTCTCAGAAGATGAAGTTGGTTGTGGTTTGGGTGGAACATTTGGCTATGGGGTGGATTTTGAGAATGATACATTTATGATGAAACCTTTTTGTTGGTGTGAAGAAGAAGATTGTTTGTGGTGTGGCATGAATGGTAAAAGATTACAGAAACGATTGTTAGAAAAGTTTGGGGATAAGAAGTGGTCTAAGTTGGGTTATGCACCGAATTTCTGGTATAAGAAAACAAATTTACAGGTTGTTTGGTATAAGTGGATTGGGAGAGACACGGAATTTAACAAGAAAATAAAACCTGATGAATGGAGAAAGATTTACAAGGATTGTATTAAAAGTATAAAATGAAAACTATAACACTTAAATGGGGAGAGGCACATATTACTCACTGCGATATATGTTTTCAAATGACTAGGAGAGGTTATAGAAGCGAAGATAGATATTGGGATGACTTTTTTAGCAAATCTCATAAATTGAAACCAGTTAAATATAGAGTGGTCAAAGGTTGGGGAAAAGACAAAGGGAAAGAGATTAAATATACAAGTTAAAAATATGACACGTATTTTAAAAGAAATATTATGTAGATTTGGTTTACATTATTGGAAGTATGTTACCAAAACAAAACAGAGTATATGGCTTAAAGGTGTTCACAGAATATGTAGACATTGTAAATTAGAACAATCACATTTTTATAACGATGGCTGGGATATTGATTTTGACGAATAATGACACGTATTTGTATTAAATGTAATAAAGAAGGTTCATTCCATGATGAAAATATTGACAAATATAACTAAAAGTATCAATATAAATATATGCCCACTAAAGACTCAAGAGTAACAAGTACATTACCTTTTAAGTTAAAAGATAAAAACGAGAGGAATTGGAAGGCATTTAACTTAAAAACACAATTTGGTTTTATCCCCGAAACAATAGTTATAAGTAAGCTCCACGGAATGAACAATGTAATAGTATTAAGCGCAGTTATACCGCCCAAAAAGTGAAAACCATATACTCAAATTTATACGAAACGACCGAGCTTCAACAGAAGATAATGAGATTTATAGACTATTGGGTACATGTAGAGAAAAAACCCATAGCTCAAAGATGTATAATAGATGAGATGGTAGCACATGGACAAAACAACCGAACAGTTGAAAATGCACTAAACGGATTGTTAAAATTAGGCTATATTAGAAAGGCTGTTATTATTAGTAACAAAACTTACTATACGCAGTTGAGAAGAATATGAAGACAGATTTAACACTAAAACAAAGAAAGTGGCTTGCAAAATATTTAGAATGTGGAAATGCAACAGAGGCAGCAATGCAAAGTTACGATTGTAAAGACAGAGAAACAGCAGCACAAATAGGATGGGAAAACTTGAGAAAACTAGATTATACTGATTTTTTAGAAGAAGCTGGAATAACCGACAAACTACTTCAAGAAAAAATACTTGAAGGATTGGACTCAACTAGAACCGTTAGTGCTGTCAAGACATCAAAAAATGCCACAGCAGACAGCACAGACTTTGTAGATGTTCCTGATTTTTTGACAAGACACAAGTATTTAGAAACCGCACTTAAATTAAAAAGAAGACTTGTAGAAAAGGTAGATTTAACCACCAATGGCAAGGATTTGCCCACCCCGATCTATGGAGGAAAATCAAAATAGGGAATTTTCTTTCCAAGATACTCAAGCTACTAGAAAGATATTCTCATTAACCAAAAGAATACGAGCAGTTTGTGGTGGAACTTCAGCAAGCAAAACTGTCTCCATTGTTATTTGGTGTATTGATTATTGTCAAAGACTACAAGGAAAAGATAAATTAGTTACGGTTACTTCAGAAAGTTATCCCCATCTTCAGAAGGGTGCAATGCTCGACTTTGAAACAATAATGAAAGACAGGGGTTATTGGAAAGATGAGAACTGGAACAGCACAAGACACGAATATACATTTGAAACTGGAAACAAATTGGAGTTTTCTACGTTTGATACTTATTCAAAGGCTCACGGTGCAAGACGTGATGTTTTATTTGTAAACGAGGGTAATAATATGCCATACAACATAGTAGATCAGTTGATGGTTCGTACTAGAGAAACCGTATGGTTAGACTGGAATCCAACAAGCGAATTTTGGTTTTATTCTGAGATATTGCCCAAAAGAGATGATGTTGATTTTATTACGCTTACTTACAAAGATAACGAAGCTCTTGATCTGGTTACAATATCTGAAATTGAATCCCACAAGGGCAACAAACAATGGTGGACTGTTTACGGACTGGGACAATTGGGTACTCTTGAAGGTAGAATATATCAAGGCTGGGTTGAGATTGATGATATACCATCCGAGGCAATACTCAGAAGATATGGACAAGATTTTGGATATACAAACGACCCAACAGTTATTGAGGCAATTTACTATTGGAATGGGGCTTATATAATTGATGAGGTTGCATATCAAAAAGGACTTAGTAATAAATCTATAGCAGATATACTATTAAACAGAGAAAGAGCAATGGTTGTTGCAGACAGTGCAGAACCTAAAAGTATACAGGAGATATACGATTATGGAATTAACATTGTAGGTGCTAAGAAAGGTCAAGGAAGCGTTCTACAGGGCATACAGTGGGTGCAGGGATTAAAGATATTTATTACCAAGCGCAGTGTTAGGACACTTAAAGGTTATCGCAACTATCTATTCACTCAAGATCCCAAAACAGGTAAGTTCATTAACGAACCAGATGACACTATACATGAATGGAGTAACCCCATGGATGCTGTACGTTACGGATTAGATAGTTTCAGACCACTTCAACCAACAGTACAAAATAATGATACAGGTGGAGTTAATCCTTTTATACCAGGAATCGGATAATGGATACCCACAGAAAACATAAAAAAATAGGAAAATTGATGAAAATAGATCCACATTGTTATTATTGTGGAATTGGGCTTATTTGGTATAAAACCACAGGTAATGAAAAATTACCACATAATTTTGCAACCATAGAACATTTATATGATAAATATGAACCAGAAAAAAGAAGAGAATTTCACAAAAAATGTCAAAGTCAGACAGTTATATCTTGTTTTAGATGTAATCAAAAAAGAGGTGAAGAACGAACCAAAATGATACCAATTGAACAAAGAAAAGTAAGAGAAAAGATACTTCAAGAAAGGAAAAGACTCGGTTTGACGACACCAAGGGATATTTTTCTAAAACAAACGAAAATAGATGACCTATTGCCTTCCGCTAATTCCATACACTAAAGTCTAGTTATGGCAGATATTGTACTCGAAAACCCCGAATTACAGATGCTTATTAACAACAAGCAATCTGGTTTTAAGTATCGTGAGAGACGTGAACAAGATTGGCGTGAGAACTACGAACTATACAGAGATAAAGTTCAAATAAACCGCCTCACCCAAAGACAGTCAGTCAACCTTCCTGTGATGAAGACAACTCTTAGAACACTTCTTAAGGACATAGACGATATGCCTGTAATAGAGTTTGAGAATCTTGATAACGACGATGAAGCAGAGATATTCCAAAACGAGTACTGGAAGTACACTCTCGAACAAAATAACGCTGAGATTCAGGATATTGTAGACAAAAAGCAAGACTTTTTCTTTGGTAGGACGTTTGACTCAATGCAAATAGCAGACGGCAAGATTAAATGGGATGTTGAAGACCCTGAGGACATCTTGGTAGATAGATTCATGAACCCATACGACATAGATTCGTCAAGATTCCTAGTTCACACACATATATTTAGACCTCTTAGTAAGTTAATGGAGAATCCTGACTATAATAAGGACGCACTCAAATCATTAAAAGACTTTTTTGAGTCACAAATGGGTATAGTTAAGGCTCAAGACAATGAAAATACT